AACCAAAACAGAAAGCGAGACAGTCGTGGAAGATACCACTCCGGTCGAAGCAACACCAGTAGAAGCTGCGGCTGTAGAAGCTGCTCGCCCTACAATTACAGCACTGGCTTACTCAAAGCCACGCTTTGATTTCTCAGCTCCAAAACAGCTAGAAATGACAATCAGAGCATCACTTGGATCAGATGAGGCACGCGAATATGTTCGTGCTGCTGCTGATACAACAGACAATGCTGGTCTTGTCCCAACACGCCAGCTCACAACAGTCATCAACGGCCTTGCTAATAACACACGCTCAGCCATTGATGCAATTACAACAGGCGCTTTGCCAGATGCAGGAATGTCTTTTGAGATTCCAAAGATCACAACACTGCCAACAGTTGCAGAGACAGCAGAAGCTGGCACACCATCTAACACAGATCAGGCTTCATCTTATGTAACAGTAACAGTCAAGAAGTACGCTGGACAACAGCAATTCTCAGTCGAACTCTTTGATCGTTCATCACCACTATTTATCACAGAATTGATGAACAACATGGCTGCACAATACGCAGCTGCAACAGACAAGGCTGTTTACACAGCTATTGCTACGGGTGCTACAGCAGATGCAACAACAATCGCAACATATCCAACAGCGACAGAATTGCTTGGTGTTGTATCACGTGGCGCTGCATCTGTTTACACAAATACACAAGGCTTTGCCAAAAACATCTTGATGAACACATCACAGTGGGCAAACTTGATGACATTGAATGATTCGGGTCGTCCAATTTACGCGGCTGCACAACCTCAAAACGCTGGAGGGTCTGTAGGACCAACTTCAATTCGCGGCAATGTCATGGGACTTGATCTCTATGTATCTGCCAATGTTCCAACATCAGCCGACACAGACAAAGATGATTCAATCCTAATCATCAATCCAACAGCGTACACATGGTATGAGTCACCTCAATACCAGCTCCGCGCTGATGTAATTGCATCAGGAGAAATCCTCGTTGCAATGTACGGCTATGGCGCTATTGCAACCAAAATCGGTGCAGGTGCTTTCGGCGTAAACAAGACCTGATAGAAAACCATTAAGTCACTGGCTGGGTAGTGCCCTTCTACCCAGCCAGTCTTTAGGAAGGATCACATGAGCGTAACAACTGTTGCAACTCTAAGAACTGCCCTCGGCGTGGGCACACTTTACACAGATGCAGTTTTACAGTCAGTCTGCGATGCAGCAGATGACGTCATGTTGCCTTTCCTATTTACTAACGAGACTTACAATGTTGCACATAGCAACACGACCACAGAGGGAACTCTTTACTTTAACCAGCGAGTAAATGACATATTTTATGTTGGCGAAAGCGTGGTCATAACAAAAAATGGCACACCTTTTAATGGCACAAAGACCATTACAGCAGTAGATGTACAATCGATTACTTTTGCAGTAACAGGCACTCCAACCGAGCAAGGTTATCATCCAGTAGTTCCGCTAGGGGTAGTTTCCGGCACAACTCAAACAGATTACACAACCATCGATGCCGTCAAGCAAGCATCTCTGCAAATCTGTGAGGCTATTTGGCAAGCAAGAAGTGCGCCAAGCGGACAGGGCATGACAGTTGATGGATTTCAACCTAGCCCGTTCACAATGTCTAACACATTGCTGGCTCGCGTTCGCGGACTTTTAGCTCCTTACCTATCGCCTTATGCGCAGATTGGTTAGCCATGCCATTAGCAATTACAACACTACGCGCAGGCATCGCCGCGGCTCTTACTGACAATACAAAGTACTCAGTCTTTTCATTCCCACCTGCAACACCGATTGCCAACAGCGTGATCGTCGCGCCAGCAGATCCATACATCTCACCATCTAACGGTTGGAATGCATCGATCTCGCCTATGGCTAACTTTGTTATATCGGTATTAGTGCCTTTATTAGATAATGAAGGCAACCTCAATGGAATTGAAGATGACATCGTTCGGGTCTTTAACCTGCTCGCAGTATCTTCATACACCTATAACGTCTCTGATGTTTCGGCTCCTGCCGTACTAAGTGCCGCTTCAGGTGATCTACTTACATGCAATATCAATATCTCAGTCCTAACGAGTTGGAGCTAAAATGTCCGAGTGGGAAAAAGAGCAAGAAGCCTTCCTGATCAAGATCGGGCAGGTAGCACCATCAACACCTAAGCCAATAACTACTAAGAAAGACGAGGAATAATCTCATGGCTGTATTTCTAAGCAACAACGTCGGCGTGAAGGTAAACTCAGTCGATCTATCAGACCACGTCACATCAGTAACACTTAATCGCGCATTCGATGAACTAGAAGTAACCGCAATGGGTGACTCAGGCCATAAGTTTGTCAAGGGTCTTGAGGCATCATCTGTCACAATCGACTTCCTTAACGACACAGCAGCATCTAACGTCCTAGCGACTTTGCAGGCTGCATGGGGAACCAACGTCACAGTAGTTCTACTTCAGACAAAGGGAACCGCAGTATCTGCGACTAACCCTCTGTACACTATGACATGCTTGATCAACAACACGACAGACATCAATGGCGCAGTAGGTGACCTCTCAACACAGAGCCTCACATTTAACGTCTCTGGTACTATCGCAGTTGCCACTACAGGCACTTTCTAAACTAACTAAACAAAGGGGCACAGCATGGCAAAGTTAATAGTCACGATGGCAGACGATAGCGTTATCAATATCGAGATCACTCCTCGATTGGAGTACGCGTTCGAGCTATATGCTAAAAAGGGATTTCACAAAGCGTTCCGCGATGATGAAAAGCAGTCAGATGTCTATTGGCTTGCATGGGAAGGCCTTAGGTTAAGTGGAACCACAGTCAAGCCATTTGGAAATGACTTCCTCGATCAACTCAAATCGGTCGAGGTTGCTGAGTCAGACCCTTTGGCCTAGGCAGGGATAGCATCCACTATCTCATTGCTCGCTTGAGCATTGAGACGGCTATCCCTCCACAATACTTAATTGATTTAGATCCATCGATGCTCCAGATGTTATTGAAAGCGTTGAAGGATAGAGCAAAGGAGCAAGCGGATGCCTACAGAGCTAAAAGGCGCTAACGAGCTTCGCAAAGCCCTAAAGAAGTTTTCGCCTGATCTTGATAAAGAGACGCGTGAGGAGATGGTCGGATTCTTAAAGCCCTTGATAAAAAAGGCTAGAGGGTTCTTGCCATCTAATGCAGACGCTCCATCTGGATTTGTAAAGCATGAAGTGAAGACTGCCAAGTTTCCGATGTATGACGCAGCAGAAGCACGTCGAGGCGTAGGTTATAAGTTGACACCTACTAAGCCTAATCGACAAGGCTGGGTGCAGACAGTATCAATCCACAATAAGACGGCAGCTGGTGCAATCGTCGAGACTGCTGGACGTAAGTCTGGAGTCACTGGCAACTTTAGCCCAAGATTTTCAGGTACATTTGCAGGCAGTCGCAAGATGCAAGGCCGCGCAATGTTTAAAGCTTATGATCAAGATCAAGGCAAGGCTAAGGCTGCAATTATTAAGGCGCTTGAAAAGGCCGCCGCTAAGTTTAATGCGAAAGGTATCTAATGGCTGAATTACGCATACCGATTATTGGTGAGTTTAAGGGTAAGAAAGCCTTTAAGGATGCTGACAGTAGTATTAAAGGTCTTAATAAATCGTTTAAGAAACTAGCAGGCGCAGCAGGAATTGCCCTTGGAACGGCTGCAATAGTTAACTTTGGCAAGAAAGCGGCCAAAGCATTTATAGCAGACGAGAAAGCAGCTTCACAGCTTGCAGTCTCAGTCAAGAATTTAGGAATTGCCTTTGAGACTCCACGCATTGAACAGTTTATCTCTAACCTATCTAAAGCTTCAGGGGTGGCCGATGATGTACTTCGTCCATCAATGCAGAAGCTATTGCAGACTACTGGATCGGTTGCTAAGTCAACAGAATTACTTACACAGGCGTTGGACATTTCACGCGGTTCTGGAGTTGATTACGAAACAGTTGTTAATGATTTGAGCATGGCTTATGTAGGCCAGACTCGTGGCCTTCGTAAGTATTCACTAGGACTATCTCAAACTGAACTTAAAACTATGAAGTTTGCAGATGTACAAGAGAAACTTAATAAGCAGTTCTCTGGTGCTAATGCAGCCTATCTAGACACTTACGCGGGCAAAATGGGAGTGCTAGGCACAGCAGCAGGCGAGGCTTCAGAAATTATTGGTAAGGGTTTAATTGATGCTCTGATGATTTTATCAGGCGACACAACAGTTGATGAACTAGCCCTGAGTATGCAAACACTCGCTTCAAATACTGCAAGCGTAATTACTGAATTAGCAAAACTAGGAAAAGCCGTTGCTAATTTTGCAACTGAAAGTTATAACAAAGTAGACCAAACATCTAATAACATAACTGATTTTATAGATCGAATTACAGGCAATTCTGAAAGAATAGCGCAACGCAATATCCCACGCATGGGAGGCTACCCTAGCTCGGCACTCGGCGTTTCGCCAAGCTTGATAGATCCTAACGATGCAGCTCGTAAAAAAGCAGAAGCTGATGCAGCCAAGCGTGCCAAGGAATTAGCAGCATTGCAGAAGAAGACTCTCGATGCACAGAAGAAATCTCTAGCCTTGCAGAAGGCGTCTAAGACTCTTAACCTAGAGGCTATTGGTATTGAGGCAGCCCTAAAGGGCAAGATCAGCGAGACTGATCGGCTATCGCTACAATTACAGAAGGCTATCCTCGATGGCAATGCAACCCTAGCCACGCAGTTGTCTGATCAATTAGACACAGCAATCAAGCGTAATAACGAGTTACGTCTAGCCTTGCTTGCTACCCCTAAAGCGCCTAATCCTTTCTCAGAATGGTCAGTACCTAAACTTGATTTTGGTGGCAACATGCTAGGCACACCCGTACCTAACTTCGTACCACCTGCCTACGCAATGCCAGAAACTTTTGGCCAACAAGGCGGTTTGCCTGCTGGCGTTGTAGCTGGAGTCAACCCAACGCCTCAAATTAATATCACAGTAGAACTTGACGGTCAGGCAGTTGGTGGAGCGATTCGCGATAGTCAGATTAATGACTCACTTTCTGGATCATTTAGCCAGACAAATAGATTTGGCAATAAGCAGGGTACTATCGCAATATGAGTCTACCTGCCACAATCTCGGTCTCATTCGACTTTAGCCAAGGTGCTACTTTCGGATACCCGTTTACTGTGGGCGATGCTAAATACGGCGTTATCGGAGTGTCTCAGTTTGCTTCTACAGAAGTTCCCGATCCAGTAGTTGATCTCAGCGATGTCACTAGATCGATCAAGATTAGCCGCGGCCGTAATATCATGCGTGATACCTATGAGACTGGCACATGCACCGTGCGAGTTCTTGATCCTGATTCTTATTTTAACCCTCAGAATGTATCCAGTCCGTATTACGGCTACTTAACTCCACTCCGCAAAATTCGTGTGGCAGCCACGACAGCCACAGCTCAAGAATTCTTATTCTCAGGTTATGTTGATTCGTATAAATATTACTATCCAACAGGCCAAGAGATCGGATATGTTGACATAGTTTGCTCAGACGCATTCCGTCTTTTTCAGATGGCTAACGTGTCAACGGTGACCGATGCCACTGCTGGCCAGACCACAGGCACACGCATCACCAAGATTCTCAATCAAGTTTCATTTCCGACATCCATGAGAATTACAGATACAGGATCAACTACAGTTCAGGCAGATCCGGGAACGGCTCGATCTTCTCTGGCAGCTCTTAAAGCGGCAGAGTTTGCGGAGCAGGGCGCATTCTTTATCCGCACAGACGGCACAGCAGAATTTAAAGATCGCAACGATGTTGTCGGATCACTAGCCGCTACTCCCATAGAGTTTAACCAGACCACGGGCATTCCTTACTCAGACCTTAAATACGCCTTTGATGACAAGCTTATTATTAATCAAGCCAGCATGACACGCGTCGGTGGATCAGCCCAGACTGCAACAGATGCAACTTCATCGGCTAAGTATTTCCCTCATGGCATGACAGTAACCGAGATGATCCCTGAGACGGATGCTCAAGTGCTAGACATTGCCAAGATTTATGTAGCGACTAGAGCTGAGACTACGATCCGCATCGATGCAATGACAGTGGATTTATTGGACACAGATGTACCAACCGACACGATGATCGGCCTAGATTATTTTGATAATCTCAAGATCACTAACGTTCAGCCTGATTCTTCGACTATCGTCAAGACTTTACAAGTGCAAGGTTTAGCATGGGACATCACACCCAACAGCATGAAATGCACGGTCACGACACTCGAGCCTATTTGTGAAGGCATGATCGTCGGGTCGAGCACTTACGGTATAATCGGACAATCCATAATGGGATACTAGGAGAAAATTATGACACCAGTTGGCTTTCCTGCCTCGACAGGCGACATCTTTACGGCGGCAGACTATAACGGCCTAGTGTCGTTCGGGGTTGGCACGGCTAATACAGTCGATTACACAGCCGTCTCGGCAGACCAATATCAGGTTTTACAGCTTATGAATAAGGCTACTTCTATTGCTTTCAGGATTCCGACTAATGCCTCAGTAGCATTCCCCATTGGAACCGTCCTTAACATCCTCAATATTGGCGCTGGCGCTTGCACGATTTCTGCGGTTACTTCAGGCACAACTACAGTTCTTTCAGCAGGAGCAGTTCCTGCCTCACCTACTTTGGCTCAATATAAAGCAGCAGCTTGCATTAAGACAGGTTTAGACGCTTGGTATGTTGTTGGAGCTATTGGATAATGCTTAACAATGTTGCAACACTTTTTGCACCCACTACTCTACCTGCCACCTTTTCGGTTGATTATTTAACAGTTGCTGGCGGCGGTGGTGGCGGTGGTCCTGGCGGTGGTGGTGGCGGCGCAGGTGGATATCGCACGTCTATTGGTGGCACAGCTGCTAGTTGCTCGACCTCAACAAATTACACAGTCACAGTCGGCGGTGGCGGCGCAGGTGCCAGCATTTCACAAGGCAACGGAACTAGCGGAAGCAATTCTGTCTTTGATGTAATTACATCGGTCGGCGGTGGTGGCGGTGGTAGTTCAATACCTCCTTACACTTTCGCAGGCTTAAATGGTGGTTCTGGCGGTGCTGGTGGATACATTAACAACGCGGCAGGATTAGCAAGCCCAACTGGTCAAGGTAACAACGGAGCCGCAGGAAACGCAGGTCCAGGTTCTTATGGACAAGGCGGTGGTGGCGGTGCTGGTGGAGTTGGTGGCGCAGGAACAACAAGCGGCCCTACAGGCCCCGGCGGCGCAGGACTTTCCAATTCAATTTCGGGAACGTCTCTATTCTACGCTGGCGGTGGTGGTGGTTCTGTCTATAGTCCTGGCGGTGGCTCAGGCGGTGCTGGTGGTTCATCTGTCGGCGGAAATGGCGGAACTAATTCCGTTGGTGGCAATGGAACAACTAATAGAGGCGGTGGTGGCGGTGCTGGTAGCGGCTCCACAGATTATGCAGGCGGCTCTGGTGGTTCCGGAGTAGTTATTCTAAAATATCCAGATACTAAAACAATTTCACTGGGGGCAGGATTGACAGGATCAACCCCAGCGCCCTCCGCTGGATTTAAGATTACAACTATTACTGCTGGCACAGGAAATGTGAGCTGGACATAATGGCACATTACGCATTCCTAGATGACTCAAGTATTGTTACAGAAGTTATCACTGGCATTGATGAGACGGAACTAATTGAAGGGCTGGATCCTGAGACTTGGTATGGCAATTTCAGAGGCCAGACATGTAAGCGCACAAGCTATAACGGGAAGATTCGCTATAACTATGCAGGCATTGGTTTTACATACGATCCAATTGATGATGCATTTATTGCACCTATGCCTCAATGCGGTCATGATTCTTTGCTACTCAATGATCTAAAGCGATGGGAGTGTGCAGACTGTGAAGCCGAGGCTAAGTCGTTCCGCAATTCAATTGCGTGAACAGATCGATGACGCATTCCCAGATCGAGATAGAACTTCGGACGGTTGGATCGGTGACGCAAGACACGCTCTTCGCAAGTCTGATCATTCTCCAGATGCACAAGGATGGGTTCGTGCCATCGATGTTGACCGCGACCTTGCAGGTAAGAACGGGAAGCCCGATCTCATGCCTGATCTGGTCGATCAGATTCGACTCCTTGCAAAATCTGGCGATCAAAGAATCAGTTACATCATCTTCGACGGCAAGATCGCCTCATCTAAGAAGGCTTGGTCTTGGCGTCCTTATGATGGGATCAATAAGCATAATCACCATGCACATGTCAGCTTTACTACGAAGGGCGATGAAAACAATAGTTGGTTCAATATCCCAATGATAGGTGGAAAATAAATGAACATGAAGCATCCAGCAATAATTGCAGTAGGCGCATTCTTATGCGTATGGGGTACTACATCTAACTTCTCTCTGGACTATCGCGCCATCCTTGGCTCAGTAGTAGCTGGAGTGTTCGGATACGCGACACCTAAGAAATGAGCACATCGGATTTGATGACACTTTACTTTGCAAGCCTTGCCGTGATCGGTGGGCTTGCAGGTTATGTCATTACTCATCTGCTCTCTGAAATTAAGAGACTTAACTCGCGTGTCGATGAGATTTACAACATACTTCTTGAGCGATAATTTTAATTATGGCAAGGACAAAGAAGGTTATCGACCTCGATACTTACTCACAGCTTGATCAATACGCAATCTGCATGCACGAGTTCTATAAGAGTCTTAGACGTGCAGGATTCGCGGTTGATCTCTGTCTGGCGATCATTACAGATCGTGAAGCGTATCCCGATTGGCTTATGCCATCGATCCCCGACCGAGTGGATCGCTTACCCTATGAGGATGACGACGAGGATTAAATGAAGCGCATAGTCATAGTGAGTGACCTACAGGTTCCCTTTCATGATCGACACGCAGTCAAGAATGTAGCACAATTTATAGCCAAGTTTAAGCCGCACGAGGTAGTCACAATAGGTGACGAGATTGACTTCAACACAATTAGCAAGTGGTCAGAAGGGACTCCAGAAGCTTATGAGCAGACTCTGGGAGATGATCGCGATGAAGCTGTTCAGGTACTTTACGATCTACAGGTGACACAGGTCATTCGATCCAATCACACGGATCGGCTTTACACGCAGATCATGCGTAAGATTCCATCATTCCTTTCATTGCCAGAGCTGCGCTTTGAAAAGTTTATGCGCTTCGATGAGCTCGGCATTACCTTTCACAAGAAGCCTTACAATATCGCGCCTAACTGGATTGCAGTCCATGGCGACCATACCCCTATCAAGTCACAGGGCGGTCTCTCAGCCCTTGAGGCAGCCCGTAGGCATGGCAAGTCAGTCATCTCTGGACATACTCACAGAGCAGGGCGATCGTCCTTCTCAGAGGCATCTGGAGGCCGTATAGGGCGTGTCGTGCATGGCGTAGAAGTAGGCAACCTCATGGACTTTGGCAAGGCGTCATACACTAAGGGATCGGCTAACTGGCAGCAGGCATTTGCCATCATGTATGTCGAGGGTAAGAATGTGCAGGTTGACCTAATCTACATCGAAAAGGATGGGACTTTTGTAGTCTCAGGCAAGCGGTATGGACGACCTAGATAACGAGTTAGACAGAGACATCGATGACCACATCGACGACACAGAATCGTTACCATTTCGTTATCTTAATCTCTAAAAATTCCCCCTCAAGGCATGAGACAGTAGAGCCACGGATGAAGGGCATCCAAAGAAAGGCTCAATATGTTCGATCCATCACTAGGCGATCTTCTTGCAATGATTGTCTTATCAGCACTATATTTTCATCTAGGCCGTATCGTCGGCATTCGCGTGGGATACCTCAAAGGCCGGAAGGCAGTCCGAGATTACTACGAGACAAAAGAAAGGGTGCGAGTGTGAAAGCAAGTGAAGTCCTATTATCAGCTACTGACATTATTGGAGACCGAGGACGAATATATGGTCATCCTCGTATCAATCAGACTCGTATCGCATTACGACTCCAGCAAATGCTCGAAACTCCAATCTCAGACCATCAAGCATGTCTGGCAATGGTCGAAGTTAAACTTGCCAGACTACAAGAAACAGCAGATCACGTTGACTCCTATATCGACGCGTGTGCTTACCTTGCACTAGCTTGTGAATTGATCACAGAAAAGGATGAGCAATATGTTTAATCTTGAAGATTATGAGACAGTCGAAGAAAGACTAATTAAATTTTGGAAGGATCACCCAGATGGACAAATTCACACGAAACTACTTGATTCAACCTCTGGCCGTTTTATTGTTGAGGCTTCTGTATATCGCACAGAGGCAGATGTTCGGCCTTGGACTACAGGACTTGCAGAAGAAACAATCCAAGGGCGCGGCGTTAATGCGACGTCAGCGCTGGAGAATTGTGAGACTAGTGCTATCGGTCGAGCGCTTGCTAACGCAGGATATGCAACAAAGGGAAAGCGAGCGTCACGAGAAGAAATGGGCAAAGTCGCTAAGTCGCAAGAACAAAAGAAAGCGATCGATGAAGTAAAGGCAAAGATGGCTGATACTTCTGGCAGTTACATTCCAGTCGTAAAGGAGGACGATCCATGGACTATCAAAGAAACGACTATGCCGCCCACAATGGGGGAAGCCGTGTCGATGGTGAAAGAAATCGTTGGCGGCCAGACAGAGAAGGACATTCCCCGGTGCCAGCATGGCGACATGATCTGGAAGACGGGTCAGACTAAAGCTGGTAAACCATGGGGACATTTCAAGTGCCCTTATGCAGTCACAGGTGAGTTGACAAGATGTCCATCGCCTAACGATGTAATCTGGTACGAGATCAACAAAGAGGGCGCATGGCAACGACAGAAGGCGAGAGTGTAATGGGAAAACTACAGTTCATGAATCAAGATGGCGAATGGGAATCATTTCCTACCGAGGATGAGATACATCGATCTAAGGAAGTCATAGCAATTCTTGAGGAGTTTACATTTACAACTAGATGCTGCTTATGCAATGAGGCAATACCATACAAAGACATCCGAGTAAACTTGGCTAATAAGAGCTGGTCATGCGCTAAGTGTCACGCTGTCAATGGCCTCACAAAGCCGTAAGTACCGAGGATTCTCTACAGAGCGTGTAGTTGCCAAGTACCTTTCGGCTTGGTGGCCACACGCAGATATCGGTAGAGGGGCTGGAAAAGATATAACTCATGTCCCGTTCGACATGGAAGTTAAAGCTAGATCGGCGTTCCAGCCAAAGGCGTGGATTGATCAGGTCACAAAGAGGGCGAGTAAAGCTGGTGACTTGCCTATCGTAGTTAGTCGATTGAATGGTCAAGGGGAGAAGAGTCCTGAGGACTACCTTGCATTCATGAGATTAGGTGATCTGGTCGATCTATTGCTTAAAGCAGGTTACGGTGATTTTGGCGATGATATTGGTAAACTTAAGGTATTGAGATGCAATATGTGCGGCGTATGGTCGTTCACTGAGACATGCAGAACATGTGAGGTCGATCCAGATGCCAACTTATGAGTTCGAGTGCGATAACGAGCACTGTGAATCCAATGCCAGAATAGAAAAATGGATGTCAATCCATGAACCTCACGATCTGGAATGTCCGTTCTGCCACAGCTCGATGAGCAAGGTCTATTCAAGCGTAAGTGTGAGCTTCAAGGGTCAAGGGTTCTACAGTACGGATAACAGATGAGTTATGCACACCTGTGGATAAGTAAGTGCAAAAACATCACTTCACGCTTAGGACACGCCCACTTTATACACATGCTTGACATGGCTGGTACTCTCAGGGCTAGAGCCCATCAGGGGCTCAGGGCAAGCCTGAAAGGCGCAGCTTGCCTGATAGCCCTCGTTATTGGGACGGCTATGCCTGCTGATGCTAGGGCGAACAACCTGCAATATAAAGAGCTAAAAAAGTTAGCCAATTACCAACTTACTGATAAGCAGTATGCATGTCATAACGAGATCATATATAGAGAGTCTCGATGGGACTATAAGGCAATAGGTAATAAATCCGGCACTAAGCAGGTCTATGGGCTATATCAGATGAAGACAGAGAGCCTTAAGAACTCAACACCTATTAAACAATTCTGGATGTATTGGCATTATGTCGGATATCGGTATTCATGGACGGAGTATGATGAGCCTAATTACTGTGGTGCATTGCATCATCTAAAGACTAAGGGATGGCAATGAGTACTAAGCGCGGTGATCCTCGAGGGACTAGAGCTTACAAAGCAAGACGCCTTGAAGTACTAGCAAGGGATCAGTGGTCTTGCTTCTACTGCCTGCAACCTGCGACTACAGTCGATCACGTCATTCCGATCATTCAAGGTGGGGATCCTATTGCCTACGATAACTTGGTGGCATGTTGCACTAGCTGCAATAGCAAGAAAGGAAGCAGGTCAGAAGGTAGTTTTTTAGCACGACAGTCCACCCCCCCTGTCTTTATAGAGAGTATATCCCCGATGAAGTCGGAGCCAATGCTGGACAGTCCCTTTACAGCCCGACCAGTCACATATGATTCATGATGGCAACCAATAAGAAAAAAGTGCTACGAGGGGCAATCAAAGCAAGGCTTCACAGCCCACTCCTAAAGGGCAAAACTCGATCAGATGAGATCGCCAAGCTTGCAGAAGATCTAGGCACGCCCTTAATGCCATGGCAGAAGTGGGTTCTCGATGACATGATGCGAGTGGATGCCAAGGGGAATTACATTCGCAAGACATCGCTGCTATTGGTAGCTCGGCAGAATGGTAAGTCTCATCTGGGCCGCATGCGGATCATATGGGGCCTGTTCTATGGCGGCGAAATGAAACACCTAATCATGAGCTCCAACCGAGCGACTGCCCTTATGACCTTTCGAGAGATTGCATGGATCATCGATGGAGCGCCTCATCTTAAAGCTGCCACAAAGGCGATCAGATATGCCAACGGCGGAGAGCGCATCGAGCTGCTTAATGGGGCAACGCTAGATCTGGTATCCGATAATAGAAGTTCAAGTCGAGGCTTTACGGCTGACTTTCTCTGGATCGATGAAGTCCGAGAGATTAGTAAAGATGGATACACGGCAGCGATTCCTACTACTCGCGCTAGACCTAACTCGCAGACCTTGCTTAGCAGCAATGCTGGAGATGCCTTTTCAGAAACTCTAAATAACCTACGCGAGCGAGCCCTTTCTAATCCGCCTAAGTCTTACGGGTTCTATGAATACTCAGCTCCGCAATACTGCAAGATCACAGACCGCAATGCATGGGCGATGGCTAATCCAGCGCTCGGCTATACCATTACCGAGGAGACACTTGAAGAAGCTGTCGCAACAAATAAAATTGAGGACATTCGGACTGAGCTTCTATGTCAATGGATTGATTCTCTACAGAGTCCATGGCCTCACGGCGTACTTGAGGCAACCTCCGATGCCACGCTCCAGATTCCGGTCGGTGGCTATACAGTCTTTGGCTTCGATGTATCTCCATCTCGCCGCAATGCGAGCCTCGTTGCTGGTCAGATTATGGGTGACGGAAGAATCGGTGTCGGAATACTCCAGACGTGG